CTATTTTTTCAGGAGATGCTTCAGTCTTTTTAAATAATCCTACTATAGTTTTTCCTCTAGTATTACAAACCCAACAATGCCAAGGATTATGTCCTTGTTTGTTTTCTGTGAAATTTATTTCAAGTTTGGGTTTATGGTGGTGGCAAAAAGGACAATGGTAAGCATAGTTACCATTTGATGTTTTTTTACCTTGTCCTAAGACAGAATCAACTAGCGTTACTAGGATGTGATTTATCATCAAAGTATAAAGGTATAAAACTATTCTTGAGTATCAAAATCTTTTCTGTAAAACTTACCTAGAATATTATCATTAAAATATAAATCTGGGTGTTCTAATACTCCAAATGTGAATAACCATTTTGTCTCAAAATAAGTTAGAAGTTTCTTATTATTTACAAATTGAAGAATTTCACGTTTAAACTCGTCTTTTTTACCTTGAGTAATTAGTTCTTTAATTTCTTTTTGAGAACCATAATATGATTTCCAATCACTTTCTTTTTGAACTATCTTGTATAAAGATTTTCTACCTCTACCTGTAGATAATTCTAATTCAGCTTTGGTAAGTTTTTTCTTTTGATTATGGTAAAGTACTTTTTTACCAATATATATTTTTCCTAAAGGGTTATGAGTTACTTTATAGATAAACCCATAAGTTCCTTCAGGAAATTGTGATATATTAATAATCTCATCTTCATAATATAACCAATTCATATTTTATTATTTTTAACTAAAGTTTTCATAACCTAAAGGCATTAATCCTTTTAAAGATCCAGATTGAATAGTCATAAAGGAGAAAAAGGCTGGTTCTCCAGATGTTATATCAGTGACTATATCTGAGCTATATTTGTTAGGAGAGCCATTAGTACTGTTCCAAGCTTGAGCATAAGAAAAATCTAAAGCGTCATTAGATGAAACATTATTAACTACTTCTACAATAGCTATATCTCCAATATTATTAGTATTAGAAGGAACAAATCTTACTTTTAAATCTTGACCAGATTGTTGATTTTCAATATTTAATTTAGTATAACCTGTTGATATAGTTTGATTTTCATATGTAATTATAGTGACATTTAGTGAAGCTGATTTAGTGAAAGTTCCTGTGGTAGAAAGAGGTTTTACAAAGAATCTATAATAACCAGCTGTTGATAGGACACTTGTAACTATATAAGTAGAATTTAAGGCTCCTGTACCGCTTTGAAGTTGGATGGTAGAACCAATATCAACATTAGCTAAAGCACTGATAGTAGTACCATCTGAGTCTTGTCTCTCTATTTCAATTGTAGTTACAGAACTAGGTGTACCACTATCTACACTAAGATCACCATTAGCTGTTGGGTTGGTTCCATCAATATCACTAACAATATATTTACTAACACTGCTATAATAGTGATTATTAACAACAATAGAAGTAAAAGATCCAGGATCTATAAAACCCATGTTACCATCATAAACAGCATTAACCGCATAGGAACTACTTAAAGCATAAGAACTACTAAGAGCATAAGAAGCACTTGTTGAACTAAAAGCATAAGAACTACTTAAAGCATAAGAACTACTAAAAGCATAAGAACTACTAAGAGCATATGAACTACTTAAAACATATGAGCTACTAAGAGCATAAGAACTACTAAGAGCATAAGAACTACTTAAAGCATAAGAACTACTTAAAGCATAAGAACTGCTAATAGAATTTGAAGACCAACTTGAAGTTCCAAATAAACTACCTGTTATACCTTGAGTAACTGTTAAAATCCCAGCAATATTTGTTGAGCCTGTTATTATAGTAGAACCTGATATCTTTAATGAGCTTGTGATGTTGGTAGTTCCAACTATACTTAAACTCCCACTCACAGTAATATCATAGGCATCTACCCCAGTAAAAGCATCTATTGATTGAGACACATGCCATGACTCAATAGTGTAATTTTGATTAATTTCATCTACACTTGATGAAAAAATATTTTTAAGGACTTTTGCCATAATATTATCTATCTATGTTTATAAGTATAGTTGTGTCAGTTGTTTGTGATGTTGGGAGAGGTTGGGCTAATTTACCTACCATTAATAATTCTTGATTTTCATCATATAAACCTATAGTTGTTATATAAGGAGAAAATTCAGAACCAGTTACTATGTCTTTGTAAATACTTCCTGTTAAACTACCTGAGATAAGGCTAGGGTTGTATGAAAGATTAAATTCATCAGCATCTATAGTACATTTATATTGAGTTTCATATATAGTATATGTGGATGTAAAGGAGCAAGTAATATTACTAGAAGTTATAAAATTTGTTATGTAACTATCTAAATTAGAAAATTCTAATTCTGCTCCTCCATAAGTTGCATTTCCATAAGAAACGGAGCCATATCCTCCTAAATAAAATCCATTAATAACAATAATACCTTGTTTATATAGAATATTACCGCAATATTTGTTATTGTTGAATATAAGATTTCCCTCACCATCATCTGTTATACTACCACTATCTGAGGTAAATCTAAAAGAAGAAGGTTGTATATATTCACCATATAATTTAGAAGGAATAGATATAACACCTATGATGTCATTTCCCCCAGTTGGAAATAATCTAGAAGCTGTTAAAGTAGAAGATAAATAATTTTCATAACTCCCACCACCTACACTACTACTAATATAATTACTATAATATAAATGTTTTATAGAATCATAAATTAATTCTTGATATTCAGATGTTACTTGACCAGTAACAGGCCCTAGATCAGGATCATAAGAAGAACCACTTATATTTTTACCTAAGAATCTATCAATTTCAACATTAGACCCAGTTAAAGCACTAGCCCCTTCAAAGTGAAAGTTTTTAGTGACTTTAAATGGTGTGACAATAATGTCTCGTGATAGAAATTTTTTGAATACACTCATTCATTAGAAATCTAATTTAACCCTAATAAGAGCTTCTTTTGTAAAATCTTTTTTAAGAGGTTTACTTAATTTAGCTACAGCTAGTAATTCATTTGTATCATTATATAAACCTATAGTGGTGACAAATGTTTGAGGGTTGTTAATAAAAGAATCATATATAACTGTACCTTGGCTACTACTTATAAAAGAAGGATTTTCAGAATAATTAAATTCAGCATTTCTAGCTCTTATAAATACAAAGTCTGAGGTTATTGTTTCTTCTGAGTTTATTTTAAAATAAGCTGATTGAGATATAACAGAGTATAATCTAGTATTATTATTATTATTTGTATTACTTCCTCTAACTGTACCTAGAGCTAATCCTCCACGGTTAGTAGGTAAGTCTAAAGCTGAAGCATTTAATATAATTGTACCAATATCAGGTAAGAATAAACCATATGATCCTGAAATTGTCATACCCGCGGCTATAGAACTTGTAGCTGATGTAGCTGAAGCTATAGCGCTACCGTTACTACCTGAGACTATTTGGAATACTCTACCAGCTTCTGTAAAGGTTATACTTGTGACATCTTCACTATTATCTGTTAATTGAATAGTAGTTGAGCCTGAAGTTAATTTTAAATTAAGAGAACCCGGGAATAATTTTTCTTTAAATCTTTGTCTATCAAAAGTAATGGTATAAAAATCAGTTTTAGTAATTCCATTGAAATTAAAATCAGTATTCTCATCCCCTAAAATTAAATTTTGAAATTGACCATATATAGTGGATGTTGGGGACTTTCCATAAACACCAGTTGTATAGTCTAAAGACCCAGAGCCGTATTTATTCCCATAAGCTATATTAAATTGTGTAGTAGCAGATGGGTCTGTTGAAGAAGTTTGGTAAATATTTATGTAAAAATTACCACTAGTACCTGAAGCTTGGACTGAGCTGGTGAAAAATTCTGTTTGAATAGGAACATTAGTACTCCATAAAGTAGCTGTTATACTATCAGCGCTTACTACTAGATCCTCAGCATCTAATCTTTTAAATGACATATTTTTTATATATTAAGAAGTTTTAGTTATAGTGACAGGTATGGTTAATCTAGCCCCACTATCTCTACCTATAACTGTGAATGTAGCTTGCAATTGGACATTATTACCAAATAGTGTGTTTACAGTTGTGGCTGTTAAATTAAATGTAGTTCCAACAACTGTTTTAGATACATTAGTACCTAAAGTTGTAGTAGAATTTAAAGTTTGAGCTGCTTCTGTATTAATACCTACTCCATTAAAAGTATTTAATAATCTAACATCAGATATAGTAGCTGTATAACCATTTGATTCATATGTTTGATTATTTCCTAGGTAATTTAAAGTTTGGGGAGTTATAGCTAGTGAAGCCCCCTGTTTTAATACTATTGAACTAAATCCTAAGTCAAGTATAGGCATTTTAGCTGTACCTCTAGGTAAGGTTACTAATTTATATTTCATTACTTGTGTTTCATCTGGGAAAGCTTCTAGTAAGGGCATATTTTCAATAGCTTGCCCATAAAAAGCACTCCCTGAAGGGTGGGTAGGATTATATAGAGAATAGTCAATTTCATCATCAGCTAGAGCAAATTGAGTTATTCTAAATGAACCATCATTTTTAGCTAGAAGTTCTCTGCCCTTTTTAGTTAAAATAGCATCAATAGTTAAAACAGCGTTATTTAAGTATCCCATTATTTTATATTATTATATATGATAAATATATTAAAGTACACCCTCATTAGTAAGATCACGCACTATATTTGAAAAATTTTGTTTAAGTTCATTTGAAATATATTGAGGTTTAATAGTACTTGATTTAGTAGTTCCATCAATTCCATTAGGATTGGCATATTCTTTTTTAACATCAAGAGTCATACCAGCATTATCATTTAAAAATGTTCTAATTAAAAAATGATTACGAGAAGAACCTGTTATAGAAGTTTCTCTATCTATTTGTAAATAAAGTCTTCCAGTTGAAGTTTCAGTTGGGAGAAAAACATTAACTATTCTAAACATATTATCTTCATTATATCCAAATCTAATCTCATCTCC